TTCCTAAATATTTAACTGACATTTCGTCACCTGTCAGAAGGTCGGTTCCGTGAGCTGCGAACTCTACTGAAGCCGAAATAAGGTCTCCTACTTCAACTGTTGGAACAGTTAAATGAGCCTTAGGCATATTGAATTCAACACCTGGTGCTGTAAAATCATCTGCCTCCATGCCTTCATTGTCTGTATCTACTGTTCCTGCGACACCCATAAATAAACGTAAATCAAATACGTTAGTCACGAGGTCCGTAGCATTAGCTAAGTCAGTTAAAAGCTGGTTTGAACCATTAGATTTGGTATCAAGGTACATGGTTAAAGAACCACTTACTACCCTAGCACCTGTAAATGAGCCAATCGGCTTATCTACAACACCAATGGTTTCTGGTGTTACATAAGTAACGTTGTTTGCAATAGTTAGAGAACCACCTGTGATATTAATATCATAAGTTGTGTCATCTAACCCATTAGAAGCGGAGCCTCCACCTTGTGCATCTGAATCAAGATATAAACTTGAAAGTTTATTTCTTAAGTAGTCAGCATCACTTGGTCCAGTAGTATCTGCGTAATTAAATGTTTCCGCATGAGTATCTACATTAGAACTAGTTGGTACAGCTGCTGAAGTACCCTGAATAATATGTTTTGAAGGGTCTTCGATTGCTTCTGAGACTTGGTCGATAGTGGTAGCATTACCAGACCATGTGATCTGTGCTATACCATCAATAGAAAAGTCTATTTCTGCTTGGTTAATCTGTGCTTGATTTAACCTGTATGTTGTGTTTTCTAGTGCGAAATAAATACTTAGTTTCATAAGTTCATGAACGTCTGATTGGTCAAACTTACATAATGAACCAAACTGAGAACCTGTTGTTACTTCTACAGCAGCACCTGAAGCATCTGATGCATTAGGTAGCCCTGTTCCTGCTAGTGCAGCCCATAGTATGTTTTCACAGCAGTCAAAAGTTCCGCTTGCTCTATAACTATTTGCTCCATGAACAAATGGTCGTACATAAGTACCAAATGACCATTCTGCTGGAGGTAAAGAATCATTGAATCTTTTTGAGCCCCTGTTTGGTGCAGCACCTGCTTCTGATATAGTTACATCAGTTGAATCACTTCCTTGTGAGAAGCTATATCCATCTAATACACCAATTCTAAAAGTATTGCAGTCTACTTCATTTCCTTTGAACTTTCCAGTTCCTGTTCTTCCGCCGTCTGCTGTTGTTGTTGCTGCGACTGAGTCGACAGTAACTACAAGTCCTGTTGCTGAACCATTATTAGTTCCTGCATAGTTTTCTACAGCTGTTTCTGTTGCAGTTTCGTTTGCCACGAAAGCTGCTCCCCTAAAGTTATTAGGGATACCAATAGTAGCAACTGGTCCGGTTGAGCCGCCACCAGTAATGCTTAAAACAATACACTTAAAGCCAGTACCGTCACTAGAAGTTGTTCCTAATGTTACGATATCGCCTACAGCATATCCTGTTCCCGCAGTACTTACGTGGGCAGTCTTTACTCCGCCAGTAGCACCAACTCCGTTTGCAGAGCTGACAAATACTTTGGTATTTCTCGATAGATTTAAAGCCATTGCTTTCTCCTATTTTTTTACTTTGAAAGTACGTCGCTAGATGTTTATCAGCGTTTGTAATTTCGTTTAATACCTACACACTAAAGACATTTCACCTATTCCTAAGGGTTCTAATACCCCTTCGTCTGTAGTTAATGACAATAATGTTAAGGAAGTTGTTGTTAAATTCGGACTTACAGTATCATCATAAGTCAGAATATCATTGTCGTCGATAACTCTTTCAATGTCTTCCATTAAAATAGCTAAGACTTCCTGTGGGTCATCTTGGTCTTCAACATAAACTCTTATGTCTATAGCCAGGAATCTCCATTTAAACTCTCCTGGTTGATACTCTCTAGTTTCGTCTCCAGATACCACGCATACTTTTGGGTACTCTTGAATGTCGTCTAAAAATATCATGCCACTATGAGCATTATTAAATACATTTGAATTGTATGGGTGATTCCCATCAATTTCTTTAATCTTCTTTACTAATGAGTCTATTATCTTTTTTCTTGCTGTTCTATATGTAGACGCCATTATCTTCTCCTAAGTTGTACAAATTTATCTTCTGAATATTGCATTGCTAAATTTCTTATACTTTTTGTAATTAAACTTTTTGGATTATACCCTGAAGGCCATTGTTTTGCCCCTGTATTTTCAAAAGTAGAATATACTCCTGTTTTGTTTTTACTGTTTCCACCACCAGTTAAAGTATATGTATAATCTCCTGCTATTCCAGCTCTAGTATAGTTTAGTTTAGTTAATTCTACACTGTTAGAAAATTGACCTGTTTGATTACGTAATGCAGGTCTTCCCATATTTCTTCTAACTTCAGCAGGTAATCTTTTATTTATCTGTCTTTTAAGTTTTAGTAAATCTTGTTGTTGTGTTTCTTGACCTTTTTCTGGTGCTTTTGTTTTTTCTATTACTTTTCCTGCGGCTCTCATTCTAATGAGTTTTGTTACAGCACCTTTAGATTTAATACCTTGCTTAACAACTATATTATCTTCTAATGATTTTAATTGTTTTGCAGATAAGTTTTTTACTATTTTAAATCTTTTATCGGGGGTTCCCTTTTTAGTAAAAGGAATAAGCATATCAATAATTGCGTCTTCTGCAACAGCATCAGTAAAAGGAGTGCTGGACTTATCACTAGGTGATAATATAAGACCTTTTTTAACTGCTTTACTTATTCTTTCATCAATTGCTTTTACTATAGCTTTTTTTAACTCTCCTATGTCTGTACGTTCAGTAGGATTAGTATCTATATTTAATGAAATATAGTTAGCTTGAGTATAGTTACCTATTTTCTTTTTTAATCTTTTTCTTCCGTAGTCTACTTTTAAACTTTTTTCTACATCTTCTGCTAAATCATAAGTACCTACTAAATGACTTGCAGCAAGTGTTGGTGCCTTATCTTTAAATCTTCTCAAAGTTTCTAGTCCTGAAGAAGTATCTGCTGTATGTGATGCTTTTATTCCTGCCCCTGAAAGCAAACTAGAAATAGTCTTGTTGGAATCAACTCCAATTACTCTACCTCCTTTTACAGCTTTTCCTGTTGCTGGGTCTTTGGAAGACATACTATGTCTTTGTCCATAATCAGTAGATGAAGGCATACGTTCTCCAGTTCCCTTTATCTTACTATTTACTATTTCTACCCACATATTCCAAACTAAATCTTTTAAAGCTTTAAATATGTCTTCTGCTTGTTTATTTCCTTGTTTTCTAACAATTGTTAATCTTAATTGAGTTGAAGATAGTTCATCTCCATATACTCCACTTTTTAAAACGGGTTGTAGTATGTTACTACTATCAACCATAGTACCTGGTTTTTCAAATCTTACAAATTTTGTTTTTACTTGCAAACCTTTAGCAGTTGATATATGAGCTACAGCATCTGCTAAAGCTTTTTTCCATTGATAAGGAGTATTATATTTACTAACTATTGAAATGCCAGGATTTACACTAACCATTCCTTTTATAATTTTTTCTGTAACTTCAGTATATGCTTTTATAAATGTAGAACCTTTAAAAGTTACTTCTGTTAAAGTAGGACTTCCATAATAGTAAGTACCACCAGGGTCATTTTTCATTTTTTTTGAAATGGCATCTAACTCAGCTTTTATTTGAGTTTTTAATTGATTTATTGCCATTAGCTATATATCTTATACATATCCAATATTCTTTTGATATGGTCTGGAAATCCTATATTACCTGATAAGCTGGAAGACAGTATATTTTCTACACTTGCTCCTGATATAGATTGTCTTTCTTTTCTTTCATCTTTCATATAGTACTTAATTAAATCAAATACTGCTAGTTTTAAATCTTCAGGTGTACTTGTATATCCTGCTTTATAAGTAACTTTTACTGCTTTCATTCCTTTTGCAAAAGCTTTTTCAGTACTACTAGTTGTACGAACTATACTATCTGAATCTGTATCAACTACATACTCATATTTACCACTACTGTCAGAATTTTCTGTGATTAGTGTAACATATGCGCCTGCTTGATCCTGTCTTTCTTCTACTGATACTACTTCTATTAATGGAGATTCTCCTAAAATAATACTATTAGTATAATTATCTTTTATATTAAAAAATTCGACTTTATTAGTACTAGCATAATCTATAATAGTACTCCCGCAATAAGTCTTAACGAGTTGGGAAACTTGGTCAATAACTACATTTATACGAGCATCGTTTTTTATACTCTGCAAACCTGCGAAGTCCTTGTATTGCTGTAATGTAACTAAATCTGCCATATATTTTCCTTAAAAAGTGTGGTGGAGTTGCCCCCACCACGTAATTTCTAAAAGTATTAACTACCTTTATACTGAAGTGTATGACACGCTGTTGAACCATCGATAAGGTCGGTAAAACCTAATCTTTGAGAAGCGACTAATACTCTTCTTTGGTTTGCTACTTCGTAGTCAGACTCGATAGTAACACCTCTTAATCTAGGCATTACAAAGTTTTTCGCATTAACAGCTAATCCAAAGAACTTGGATACTGCTGGAGTAGCGAACTCGTCACAAACGATAACTCTTGAACCGAAGACTTCTCCGATTTCACCATTTAGCTTAGTAGCCATGTTGCCAACTAAATTGACATCTTGGAACTCTGCATCTGATAATAAGTTGAAGTATTCAGTTGAATTTATGATGTAAATTACATCTCTAGGATTCATACCCCATTTACCCATTTGCTTTCTAGCGTTCAATAGCATTGAAGCTGTTAAAGATTCTGATGCAAAAGCAGTAGCAGATTGAGTTTTGTTAGACCCAGCCATTGTGACTAGTCCTTCAAATGCTGCTCCAGATGTACCATAAACGCCATCTGCGTGGTTACCCACTAATAGTGCATTTTCAATACCTCTTGCATGTGATCTAACGATGGACTCTCTAATTAAAGGAAGAATCGGTAGAATTGCATCTTCTTCAGTTTCATTACCTAAGTATGATTGTGAAATAAGTTTTTTAGTTGAAAGAGTTCTTTCAGTCATGTCAACGCCAGCATATGGAGTACCATAAGTGTCGCCTCTTTCCTCTAAGTTTCCATGAGGGGAAGATCCAGAAGCTGCTTGGTTAGCTGTAAATTCAGCATACCCTGCATCTGGCATGATTGGTAGAATTTGTGTAGCTGAAGTCATTTGGATTTCTCTAAATAACGGTGCTAATACAAGCTCTAATTGAATATCTCTTTCGATATTTGTTGATACTGTTTGTTCAAAATCAGCTGATGAAACTGCAACGCCTGAATGAGCATTAACTTTTTCCATAGTGCCTTGACCAAGTTTAGTATTCCAGCCTTTACCAGTAGCTAAACCCATAACCCAAGCGTCATCAATGTCGCTTTGGAAGGCTTTCTGCCAGTCGCTGTTTTGTCTATCTGAAAAATGTCTTTTTGACTCACGCATTGCGTTAATCTCATCTTTTTTATCAGCTAGATCTTTTTGTAGTTCGTTAACAACAGATTCTAAATCTCCTTGTCTTTCAGAAACGCGTTTTTCAACGTCGTTTACGAGCTGTTCAGCTCCTGATAGACCAGCAGTTACTATTGTTTTAACTTTTTCTTGCTCAGCTTCTTTTTCTACTGCTTCTGTTTCCAGTTCAGCAGCTTTTGTTTCGGCTTCGCTTACTTCTTTTGCTTTTTGTTCTGCTTGTTGCATTGCGATTTTAGCAGCAGTTGATTTTGCCACCTCTTCCGCGAACGCTTTTAAGTCTAACTCAGCATTTGGAGTAGTTTTTTCTGTAGACATATGTCTCTCCTGTTGAGTGGTTTTACCCACGGCTTGTGGCGCATCAATTTCGTCAGTATTTACTGCTTCCATCTCATGAGCCTGTTTACTTTCTTTCGAAAATTCAGCTTTCCATTCATCATATTCTGATTGAGAATCGAATGATTTTGCAATCGAGAACATTGCGGTCTGGTTGCAAGGTACACTCACAACAGACACTTCAAATAGTTCAGCGTCCTTTATTTTATATCCATCGGTTTCCTTTAGATAATCTGCGTCCTTGACTCGGAAACCAACGGAAAATGCTCCAAGTACGCCATCTTTTATAAGATCTTTTACATCACCTGCGGACTTAGAAATTCTTGCTCCAAGCTCGAGGCCTTTGTCGTTTACTTCTAATGAAGTAGCACGACCAATTGGTCTGTTATAGTCATGGTTAAATAGAATAATTGGATTACCTTTAAAGTTTTCTAATCCTCCATTTTTAGTCCATGCTTCATGGTCAATACAATCACCTGCTCTGTCTGATGCGTTGGTGCTTGCATATCCTTTGATATTTACACTTCCATCATCATCTTCGCCTAGGGATTTGAAAGTAGATGACCAGTGAAAAATTTTATCTGACATATTACTTACCTTTCTTTACTTCAGCTTTTTTAGGAGCTGGCTTTGCTTTTGCTTTTGGGGCAGCTTTAGGAGCTTCTATGCTAATGTTATCCATTCTCATTTTATGCTCAACCATTTGCGTCATTCTTGCCCAAGAGCCAAAAGCTCTTTTAGCAGCCATAAAACGCATTGGAGCGTCTGTTGCTGCTTTATATTCATCTATTGAAAGTACTTTTCCTTTCTTTTGAAAGTACTCTATAAGTTGTTTTAAAATTGCTGGTTTATTCATTTGTTTCTTCCTCTGTTTCCTCAGGTGGTCTACCACCTTCTTCGGGATTAGCTGCGCTACCTGCTATATTTGCTGGTACTCTTAAATCATCGTGTCCATCAATTGATTCCATGTTCATTGCTTCCCTGACTTCGTTAGGTGTCATTATACCTGTATTAACTAATGTTGCGTAGTATGCTGCTTGATCTCTTAACTCTGGTTGTAAAGCTGAAACTCCATGAACGTCCTCATTTAATTCAAATCCAAAGTATCTCTCACAAGCATGACTAATTTTTCTAACTATAGGTAGTATTGTTTCTAAATAATACAATCTATGATTAGGTCTAATATTTGCATTGTTACCACCGTCCATAAGAATTGGAGGTACACCCATTGCTTCTAATATTACTTTTTCATTAGCTGCTATTGAAGGTTGGAAGTCTAGTTCTTTAAAGTTTACTTTAGTTAAACTATCTACTTCTAATCCGCCATCTAATATAAGTGGTCTTCTACCACCATTTTTTGGATTATATCTATTTGCCCATGCTGTTAACATTCTTTCTTTAATTCTATCTGAAAGTGTATTAGGGCTTTTTAGTACTAATCCTGGAACTGCTCCGTTCTTGAAGAAGTTATCCTGAAATTTTCTCATGCTATCTAACAGATACATTGTTCTGTAAGCTGATTTAAGTCTAGGTACACCCCTATAGATTGAATGAAATGAGTTTTCTTTAATATGTATAATTTCTTTCGGGGTGTAGTCTATATGACCATCATATATCTATCAGTAAATCAATAATTAGATTTCTCTTAAAACTATTAATATCCTGAAAAGGGTTAGGCTCTTTGTTCAGTAACAAGTCTACACGACTTCTACGAACATTTGGCATTATTGGAGTAATACCTTGTATTTTTTCTCCAACATCAAAAGGTATATCAGCACTATCGTCAACAATCATGTTAACGGCTCTATTAACTACTTCTAGTTCTTCGTAAGCGGAGCGATAATTATCTTTCTTCTCACGAGTGTCTATTGCTAGTCCTTCTTCTAAGCCAATGAAAGTCTGAGCAGGATTTAACTTCTCATCATCATTTCTTCCTAAGAATCTATCATACCATGCCATATTTGTCTCTCTGTATCTCCACCCATCGTTTTTGTTTCATTGCTGTTGTTAGTTTTGGTCTCTTTCCATATATACTATGCAATCTTATGTGATGGGTTCTACATAGTGTTGCTACTTCATCGTATACTTCGGTGAGGTGTTCTTCTATAAACTGTTCTCGAAGATTCATTATTTCATCGGTTGAAGTAATCGTTATTTTGTTAAGCTTCATCCAAGTATATAGTAACTCGGTCATTCCGTAGTAGTGGTGAAAGTCCAGGTTATCTGTTTCCCCGCAAATATAGCATTGGGTCTCTTTTTTATATCCTGATTTTGCTTTGTCTCGTACGTACTTGACTAAATCTCTTTTTAAATCCATAAATTCCTATTACTGAAAATTATACCAAAATTTCACCTTTTTGTCAAGAATAATTTTTTGGTAGGTCGTCTGATTAAAATGTTCCTGCTGACGTCTCAAATGTATACAGCGCATATCTAAGTGCATCTGCCATGTGACTTGCCATATTATGTTTTGGCTTTTCTCTCATTAAGTTAGGGTTGGGGTCCCACTGATATTGGTCTACACATGACAATGCTTGAGAGCATCTTTGGTCGATGTGTAAAAAGTCATTGTCTATGATACCTGCAGTATGGCCTATACCATCTAGTACAGATTTTTTAGCGTTTATAGTACTAATATCATAATTTTGTGCAAAGTCAAAACGAGTTTGCTGTGCGGCTGAATCGATATAAATATAGTCAATATTATACTTGTGTATCATTTTATTGATTTCTATAGCATGCTGTTCAGTAGTTCTTTCAGCGTCCATATACTCATCGATTAGATAGAATTTTTGTTCGTCCCAATCATATGCTATCACACATAGTGCTGTTGGGTCTTTGTAACCTACGTCAAGGCCAGCAAATACATCCATCTTACTAGTATCTAACTGTTCAAAGTCTCCAACCTGGGTTTCAAAATTAAAATTCCAAACCTGTCCTTCATAAGTATTAAAGTCAGCTAAGTACTCTTGTGAAAATTCTGCTGTTGACATAGCTTTCTTAGCTTCATCTATGTCTTGTTCACTAATTCTTGGATTTTCATGATATGTTGCTCGAATAGAACACCAGTCTTTAAATTCATCACTAAACCCTCTGTGGTAGAAGTCAGCAAACCAGTTATTTCGTCCCCTTGGAGTTGAAATGAATACTGCTTTACTATTTTCTTTATCCAATGTAGGTCTAAGTGCTACATTGAAAGCATCTTTGCCATCAGCTAGTGCTGCTTCGTCAAAAATGATTAAATCATAACTTCTACCAACTGTAGAGTCCACCTGATTTACAGAACCCATACGTATAGTAGAACCATTAGATAGTTCTATAACTTTGTCTTTTGCATTATCCTTAGTAACTTCTAAATCAAAGTGCTTAATTAGCTGTCTTTGCAAGTCAAAAGAAATTTGTGAAAGTGAGTAGTTCGGTGACATAATTAATATGTTGGAGCCTGGCACGAGTGATACAAGCTGTCCTATGACATTTGCTATATATGTTTTTCCTTGACGCCTTGATAAGGCGGCACACACGAATCTATACTTTGGATTATTAATGGCATTGATTAATGCCTTCTGCGAACTATTAGGTTCAATACCTAATAAATCCATGTAGCTTTGAATTGGTAATTTAATAAACCTATCGGCTTGGTCAAATTTCATTAATTCAGAGCTAATAATATCTGTTCTGCTGACGTCTAACATATTTAGTGAATAGTTGTATGTTTTTTGATTGTATCGGTAAGCGTTTCTATATCACGCCTTTCTAGTACACCTTGCTGGTCGCATAAATGTAGTAAGTATAAATACCCCATGCACAAACTTTGTACAGTTTCATCAGCGTGAGTTACAACACCGCGTTGTTCAGCTTTCTTGTTTAATACATCAAGAGTAACTGTTGCGGTTTCTGCAACATCTTTTAACCAATGCTCTACCATTAGCTATATTTAACTGGTGTACCTAATACTGTCGCTGCTGCGGCAAATATTTGGTCAGTTGGGTCTTTCATAATGAATGTTACTTCACCATCAGCTAATGTCATTGTACCTAGGGTTGTATCTGCTGCGTTTGCTACAGTCACTAACTGATTAGCGTTGCTATTATTAAATAGTCTTACTTCAGTTGCATCTGCAAAAGTAGAGGCTGCTCCGACACTAGTACCACAGGCAGCTTCCACTGCGTATAATCTGTAGTTCATTTACTTCTCCTGTTTTTTCTTTGCTTTTTGTTTAGCTTCTAACATTGCATCATGAATATCGACTTTACCATCTAGGTTTTTATCTTTACCATTTACCATATTCCAAACTTTTAAAGCTGTTTCTTTAATTTTGTTTACCATTTTACTTTATTTGCCCAATAAGCTGCTGACATTCTGCCTTTAGCTATATTTTTGGCATGACGAGCTTTGAATGAAGCTCTGCGTTTTCTTTGTGCCGTTGATTTTGGAGATTTTCCTGCTCCTGACACGCCTTGTTGCCCAAATCTTATAGTTTTAACTCGTTTTCCAACTTTTGCTACAACTACATGGGACTTTGTACGGTGATTGGGCGTACGCTTTGGTTTATTATACCCTGATACGCCCACTCTTTTCAATCTTGAGTCTTTTTTACGTCTGACAGTTCTTTTCTTTCTAACGGCCACGGCTTTTTCTCCTTCCAGCAGTTCTTACGTTTGTGGGTTTTCCACCAACTCCCTGCTTCTTAGACCTTTTACGGCTGACGGCCGATCTGATCTGACTTTTACTCATTCTGGCAGCTTTGGCTGCTGGGACACATTTAGGGTATCCTCTACCGGTTAGCTTAGCTTTGGGTCTTCCACATCTAGGATATTTGCCATTCTTTTTCTTGGCTCCTATATTTACCCATTTTTGTCCAAACCATTTTTTAAGTCCACTAGCCACGTCTATACCTCCCTCCTGCAGCCTTGTATTGTTTTACAAGAGATGCATTAGCATATGCAGAGGGATAAACAGCAAACTTTCTTTTAACTTTTGCTTTTATCCTTGCATATAACTTTTTATTAGTAGGTATATTACGTTTTTTCTTGGAAGCTTTACTTCTTTTTCTTCTTCTTACGGCCATGTGTAGCACCTTTCATTAGCTTGCCATTAGGCATATAATGATACCCTTTAGGCGCTTTTTTCTTTTTACCTTTTCTTTTTGCTACCACGTTTTTTACCCCTCTTTTTACCTTTCTTAGGTTTACTGTAGCAATGCATTACTTTTTCTTCCTTTTACGGATTGCTGCTTGCAGAGCTTTAGGCAGTTTTTTCTGAGCTGCTGATAATCCTTTTTTCATGGACTTTTTCTTTTTGCCTTTCTTCTTTTTAGGTCTTCCTACGGCGCTACCGTAAGTACCTTTACCGCGCGGCATTATTGCTTCGCCTTGCCGATGTTAAGAGCTAGTAAGTCTATAAATTTATATAGCTTTCCAATCCATACGTCGTCTTTTGGTGTTGGCGTTGAAGCCGCAATTATGCTTGACACCGTAACAATCATTGTTACATATCCTATTAGTTCCATCATGCTATCTCTCCCATAGCTTAAGAGGGCAACTTGCCTTCTTAACTCTTGCTTTCAGAGGCATAAAGCATTTACATACTTTACAAACCTTTAAGCGTGTATAGTAGGGACACCTACTACACATTTCAAGTCTAGTCTTTGCTAGGCTCATCTTTTGGCGGCATAGTAACTTCTCTATAGTATACTACGACGTCCTTAAGTTCTGTGATATACCTTTTAAGTTCTTGCATATTATATGCCATCACTTCATAATCTGGTATGGTCATTGCAAGAAAAACCAGTTCTCCTTCTTGCTCTTCTATTCTAGCTAACTGGTCTTCCCAGTTATCGGGGTTGACCACAATCCAAGTTGGGTCTTTTAAATCGATTTCTCGTGGCATCACTGGTTGAACTATTGTTCTATCTAGTGGTTTTGCGGTAATCTCTATCTGTTTAGTTGGAATTAGGCTGCAACTGCAAACCATCATCAAGATTATCAACGGTGTCGCTAAGTTTCTCGATTTCTTCCATAATGTGTTTTGTTCCATTATTGATTTTCCTTTCCATTGTAACTGGGTCTGCAATTATTTTTGCTGCCAGTTCGTAATTTTGTATAAATTGAGTATATCTATTCAATTCTCTTTGTGCGGCTTGACTTTTTACTGTCATTGCTTGCAATGATTCAGTTTGTAAAGCAAAGTCGTTTTGTAAAGAAGCTATAGCTTCCTCTTGTGTAGCTATTGCACCTTCTAACGCTAAGTTATTAGCTTGCAATGTTTGATTTTCTTGATATAAATAGTAACTGCCTAAGCCTAGTACTAATATTATACCTATAAATAGTTGATTCATAGTTCCATTATCCTGTAATTAAGTCCTTCTGCTCCTCTTATTTCTACGATTTCGCCTTCTTGAGTTTTAAACTTAATATAATTTGGTTGTTTTTTAAAAAATTTAGAAACAACAAACTCTTGGTCATCTGCATCTCCCCAAGTTGAGTTATAACTTACCTTTAGTATATGATATGTTACAAACCAGCCTTTTAACCAGTACCAGAATTTTGTTAATTTTTCTAAATATTTCTTAAGAGTTTCCACTGACTTTTCCTAGTCCAGTTTCTGCTAATTCTTTTGTTGTGTAACCACATTCTCCACCTTTCCATTTGAAAAACCACATTCCGTCTTTTTCAAATATTATACCATCTTCCATGTTATCTGGTTTTGACATTCCGCTTGGTTTTGGTGCTTGCATTTCTGTTGGTTTCATTTCTTTTGTTTCGTATCCTTCTATCATTTAGGGCCTCCATTATGTTGCCTTTTTGCTTTTTTCTGCTCCCAGTCTTCAATTGCTGATTTTATACCTGACTCAGCTAATACTGAGCAGTGTAGTTTGATTGGAGGCAGTTCAAGAGCATCTGCGATGTCTCTATCTTTTATTAATTTTGCTTCTTCTGTTGTTTTTCCTTTTAACATTTCTACAAACATTGTAGAGGAAGCGATTGCTGAACCGCAACCATAAGTCTTAAACTTAACATCTAGTATTCTATCGTTATCGTCTAGCTTTAGGTCTAGTTTCATTACGTCGCCACAGGCAGGTGCTCCCACCATACCTGTAGCAACCATTGGGTCTTTAGGATCAAACCTACCGACCGAGTGTTTTGCAGGGTTAGCTAGTACGTCTTCGAAGCGTTGTACTACTTTCTGCGAATATGCCATTAAAAAGTATAGTAAAGTCCTATGCTAGCGTGGTCAGTGAACTGTCCTTGTTTTGCATCGTCCATTACTTCTGCATTTACATACCATTTGTTTCCAAGTATTTTGCCTACACTTAGTTTCCAAAAATCATTATCTTCGTCAAACCTACCATAGTTTACTCCTACGTCAGCCCACTTGATAAATGGTAAAGTATATCCTACTTCCATAAATGTATTATCTGAATTATCCATCTCAACATTATATGCTACAGATAAACCACTTAGATTTACTTTTACAAAAGCTTCTTCAACATCTTCGTACCCTTTGTCCCAGTTGTATTGAAGTACACCTACATCTATAGACCATTTATCAGATAATGATAATTCATATCCTGCATAAAAGTCCATTTCATAAGTAGCTTCATCTCCAAAGTCAACTTGTGAAGCCCATACACCACCGTATAGACCGTTCTTTTCAATCATTAGATTTCCTTGCATTGCACCTTTACCCATAGTTTGAGAAACCCCTCTCCACATGTAGTCAGAAGTATACCCTAAGTATCCACTGACATCTGCAAAAGCAGGGAGTGTACAAGTAGCAAGTAATAGTGCTAAAAATTTATTTTTCATATGTCTTTCCTGTTTAACTGCCCATCATTACGACGCTGATAATTACACCCATACTGCCCACAATAATAGTACCACAAGCGCCTATTGCTATGGTTTCTAGTCTGCTGATATTGGAATCTAAATCGTCAAGCCTGGAAAAGCAAGTCTTCCAGCGTTCATCACACATTACCTCGTGTGTTGACATTCTCTTATCCAGTTCTGTAATATCTTCAGAATTTTTTATGTTTTCTGTACTCATGTAAGTTACCCCAGTTCTTTGAATTAAAAATTCTATAGTGTAAATTATAGCAAAATCTTAGCAAGATGTCAAGAGTTATTTTTGTATGGTATATATTTTGACTGGTTCGGATTTGCCTTTTACAATTACCTCATCTAAAAACGTATAGTCAAAACCATCTACCAAACTATGCTCTGATATAATTAAATCGGTATCATAGGTCTTGCAGCTTGATTCTAACCTTGCTGCTAAATTAACAGCATCACCCAGAACGGAGTAGTCAAACCTAGTACTACTGCCAAAGTTTCCAACCACGCAAGGGCCTGTATTGATTCCGGCTCCTGTGTAAATCTGATCCAATCCCTCTTCTTTAAGTTTATCATTTAATTCCTTTAACGCTATTCTCATTTCAATAGCACACTCTGTAGCTTTTCTTTCTTGTTCCTCTACATCGAGGGGAGCGTTCCAGAAAGCCATAATGCAATCGCCCATGTATTTGTCTATTGTTCCTTCATGCTTAAGAATTATCTCAGTCTGATTGTCAAGAAAACGATTTATAAGTCTTGTTAGACCTTGAGGGTCTGATTGGTATTTTTCAGAAATTGGTGTGAATCCTCGAATATCAGAAAATAGAAAAGTTAGTCGTTTTGTCTCCCCACCCAATCTCAGTAGTGAGGGGTCTTTTTGTAATTTTTTTACCAAGGCAGGACTTACGTATGTCCCGAATTGTTTTTTAACTTCCATTCTCATGAAATACTGCTGGAGAAAATTCCTGAAAGTTACGATAGTAAAGAAAAGAAATGATATTTAAAATAGTTCCAGAAACGTCTACTAAGTAGGAAGATTGATAAGCATACCAGGTTCCATATATAAGTGCGCCGATAGAGGATAAAAAGATTGGAGCAGAAAAGTATACGTGCGATGCTGTTACTAATAGTATTAGAATTAGTAGTAAAGCAACCC